CTACGCTGCGGTAAGGCTTTCACCAAGATGGAAACGCGGCAACTTTGCGGCGTTACGGACATATCGATCTGGATCATCGGCAAAAAGGTTGAAAATATCGAAGCCCGTCTTTTCGGAGACCTCATTTGCGACAATCGTCCGATGGCACGTCTCGGGATCGCGTTCGAAGCAGAGTAAGCATGTCGACGCTGCCTGCACGGTTTCCGTCAGTTCCGTCAGGGCGCTCTGCGCATCGTCCGTCCGGATGTGCGCGCCGTAAATCGAACGGAATCGGTCATACTCACCGGCGCGCGCTGCTTCCCTGCCAGGTTTTGGATCACCGAGCGAGACGAAATGAATGTAACGTATGCCTTCGTCGGCGAGGCGTTCGGCCAACTTCTTCTTCGAAAACCCAGCCTTGCGAGAGACCGCGACCGCACGTACGTCAGCCAGCTGCCGTACACCGGCTGCCTTTAGGGTCCGGACGAACCGATCAATATCGGTCCCTTCATATCCAACTGTGAATAGAACGCTCATGCCTGCCTCTTTTTGAAACCCTAGCACGGGCAGTTGCCCCCGTGAATCCCCTGATTCAGCGGGATTCATTGTTAATGATGGACATTGCCAGATGATGGCGCTGTTCCGACCAGTCGGACGGCAACGGCTCGCGCAGCGCCTCCAGCGTGAGGCCGCGCGGCTGTCGGCCATCCAGAATCGCCTCGACAAGATCCGGCGCAAGCTGTGCGAGCCGCATGGTCCGCGTCAGAAAAGGTGCGGCGATCCGTTCGCGCTGAGCCAGATCGGCAATGGTGAAGAACTCACCACTTTCGAGCATGCGCTTCCAACGAAAGGCCCTCGCCAGCGCCTTGACAAGCGTGTCGTCGGTAGTGCGTGGGGTTGGCCTGTCGGCCGGCAAGACCATCTCCTTCCGCCCGCCGCGCTTCACAAGGCGGAACGGGACATGCACGGTAATGGTATCGGGGATCGCCTGCGCGCGCGTCATGCCGCCGCTCCCACCTCTGCGCGCATCTCGCGCGCCAACGCTGCCAACCCGTCCGTGCGCAATCGCACATTCAGCCCATCGGTGCCGATGTCGACCCGCTCCACCAGAAGCGCCACGATGCGCGCCTGTTCGGCTGGGAACATTTCATTCCATAGCGGGTCAAGCCGGGTCAGGGCTGCGTAAGTCTCGGCCTCGTTGATCCCCGCATCATTATCTCTGGCCGCCTTCCACGTGCCCGCCACGATCTCAGGTTGGCGGAACACGGCGCGCAACTGGCCAATGACGGCAGCCTCGATCTCTCCAGCGGGCACGCGGCCCACAGGGCACGATCCGGCGCCATGCTTCAGGACGGTCTGGCTAACGTAGTAACGGTAAAGTCGCCCGCCCTTGCGGGTGTGGGTTGGTGAGAAGGCCGCACCATCAGGCCCATACACCAGTCCCCGAAGGAGCGCGGGCGTGTCGGCGCGGGTTCGGGCGGCGCGCTTTCTCGGGCTCTCGGTAAGGATGGCATGGGCCCCATCCCAAAGTTCACGGTCGATGATCGCCGAATGCTCGCCGGGATAGCTGGTTCCCTTGTGAACAGCCTCGCCGATGTAGACCCGGTTGTTCAGCATCCGATAGATGAACTTCTTGTCGATCCGGTGGCCACGGCTGGTCGTGACGCCCCGCTCGGCAAGTTCGCGCGCCAGCAATGTGCCGGAACCGATTTCGATGAACCGGGCGAAGACCCAGCGAACATGGGCGGCATCGGCTGGGTTTTCGACCAGTTTTCGGTCCTTGACCTCGTAGCCCAGCGGCGGGCAGCCGCCCATCCACATGCCCTTCATCCGGCTGGCCCGGACCTTGTCCCGGATCCGTTCTGCCGTCACCTCGCGTTCGAACTGCGCAAATGACAGCAGGATGTTCAGGGTCAGCCGCCCCATCGAGGTGGTGGTGTTGAACGACTGTGTCACCGAGACAAAGGTCACGCCGTTGCGGTCGAACACCTCGACCAGCTTGGAAAAATCCATCAGCGAGCGGGACAGGCGGTCGATCTTGTAGACGACCACCACGTCGACCAGCCCATCCTCGATGTCGGCCAGCAGCCGTTTCAGGCCGGGGCGTTCCAGTGTGCCGCCGGAGATGCCGCCATCGTCATACTGGTCGCGAACCAGCACCCAGCCCTCGGACCGCTGGCTGGCAATGTAGGATTCGCAGGCCTCGCGCTGAGCGTGCAGGCTGTTGAACTCCTGCTCCAGCCCTTCTTCGGAGGATTTGCGGGTATAGACCGCGCAGCGCAGTTTGCGGACGACAGGTTTGTTCATGCCGTCCTCCGGTGGTTCTTCAGCCCGAAGAACACCCAGCCGTTCCAGCGTGTGCCAGTGATGGCGCGCGCGATGGCCGAAAGCGACTGGTATGGCCGCCCCTGCCATTCGAAGCCACCTTGGGTCACGGTGACGATCTGTTCGACCCCCTGCCATTCGCGCAGCAACCGTGTGCCCGTGATGGGACGGTCGCGATCAGCCCGGATGCGGCGCGTGGTGATATTGCCGCCGTCAAGCTGTTCGCCCAAGTCTTCCAAACGCTTGATGGTTTCGGGCTTCAGCCCGCCATAAGCCAGTTCCTGGATGCGGTAGGCCAGGCGTGATTCAAGGTAGCGGCGGTTGAAGGGCGGCGGTTCGGTTTCGAACAGGTCGCGCCACTGTGCCTTCAGGTCTGGCGTCGATGTGGTCTTCAGCGCGGCCAGGCGCGCGGGAATGGGGTCGGGTTTCGTCATGCGGTTCTCCGGTGCGTTGGAGTTGCATGAAGGCATTGGTCGGGCGGACAGTGTAGGCAACTTTCTCCAGTCTGGTCAGAGACTTCGATGCGTTCCCGCATCCGCAGCCGGATCAGGCCAAGCGCCAGCAACCCGCACAGTTCGGTGCGACGGGCGGTGGGGCTCATGTGGTCGGGTGGCAGGGAGTTGGGGCGTTTCATGAAGGGCAATTCCGTGCTGGCTTGCCCTTCTCCTACTCATGGCGATGAACAACTGTCCCAGCGACGGCAAATTGGTGTGCAACGCGTCTCCGGGACTCGACTCAGGGTTGATCGGGCTGCTAGAACATAATCGGAACAAACATGTCTTTAGCGAGGGCCTCCCGTGGGTTATGACATCAAGAAGTTCATCAATCCGAAGTTTCTCAAGAGCATCGAGCTTGGGCTGATGCGGGAACTTTTCATCCGGCACTTTGGCGAAGATGCCATGCCGGTCGCTTTCGATACCGAGGCGCCGACAGTCAGATCGGAGCTGACGAAGTATTTCGAAGAACCCGTCACCGGCTGGCAAGAGGGGCTTGTCGCCGACCTGCATCGCGTCGCGGAACTGGGCAGCACTGAGGGGATGCAACTCATCCTGAACGAGGCGCGTCGCCAAGGGGTGGCCCTTTACCCTGTTCCCGAGACCGAAGACACCGAGTCAGCGCCGATCAAACACGAAGCCAAGCATGTGGCGCTGCATGCCTATCTGCATCACCACCAGATCTTCGAGGCGGCAGCCGATTTCCAAGCGCTGCGGGCACCAACGGCAATGGCGGAGTTCCGGGGGCCAGAACGCGACGTTGGCGCCGATTTGACCGACGAAACCTCAGCGGCATTCAAGGCCGCCATCATGAAACTATTCGCGCAGGACTTGCAGGGCGATTACTGCCGCCTCGGCCCTTACGAGGAGGAAGGCGAGATCAACCTTGTGGTCAGCCATGGCGCACCGGTTACGACGACGCCGGTTGTGGCCGGTGACCGTGAGCAGATCATTACCCTGCGTGCGGTGAAATATGCGGCCCTGCGCTATGCGCCAAACGAGGGGCTCTTGCGCATCGGTGGCGTGCCGAAGGGACAGCAAGGTGAAGTTGCGGCGATCTTCGCCGAACACATCCTTGGGCGTCCGGGATTCTTTGCGGGCAAGGATGCGCGCGACCTCTACTCCCTTGAACCCATCACCCGTTTCGGCCCTGATTTTGTTTTTGACCATGCATTTGACGAACGGATTCTCGACGTGCGGATCGTAGCGGCGGCGGCTGACTTCTTCGCCGAGGATGAAGATGGTGCATGGCGGTATGTGCGCACTTGGGAGTCTAAGGATGCCTCCGGCGCGGCGCTCCGGCATTTCAAAATCAGCGAGGTGCGTTTTGGGCGAGGCTGGCGTTTGGGGGAAATCACGTTCCGGGTATTCTTCAAGAGCGACGCGAAACGGCCTGCAAAAGTCACGGTTCGGCTGAAACCGCCAGGGACGCTCGCTTTCCGCCGTACACGGTTTGAAAAGGCGATCCACGCGCTGGTGGCCCGCAACGGGCTGGAAAAGGATCGCGATGCTGACCTGGTTGTGGAAGCGGCTGAGTGACAGCGGGGCGGAAACGACGGTTTCCGGCCGGGCGCTAGGCCAATTCTCCGAGTGTAGTGTCGAGCGCCTGCTCCGGGCGCGGGTGCTGATCGAAACCCGAAAAACCGACAGTTGGTCCGTCTGTACGCAGTGCGATTGCGGACTCGATGTACGCCCTATCCGGAGGGTCGGCGATGAAATTCGCGCTTGCTGCCCGCATGATGCTGCTGAAGATGTTGTTCTCACCGAGGATGACCTGAAACGCTTCACCGTCGACGGAGAGCGCTTGGCTGGCGAAATCGCGGCATCGGGTGGGCTTGTCGGCAGCGTGGTCCAGATTGATGATGGCGTATGGCTGATCGGCAAGGTGCCTGCAGGCCATTCGGTAGTACTCTGCAGCAACCGTGACAGGTTGGAAGCGCCCGGCATGATCCTTGCGGTCAAGGCTGCGGCTGGTGGCACACGCGTGGCCCTGATCGTGCCCGCCATCAATCCAACCCACGCACTTCGATGGCGGGAAGCCGGAATCACGGTACTGGACCTCGGCGAGGTGATGATCCGTGACCAGTCCGCCACGGATCGCTTAGGCGTCGAGCGGATCCGTGAAAATCCTCAAGTCGAGGGGGTGTTTTCCGATGCCGTCACATCCAAAGCTGCCCGGCTACTGATTTCACGCTCACGCCGAAGCGTTCAACTGGATGGCCGAGATTTCGTCCTGTCTCTGACCGAGTTCGATTGTTTCCTTGGGGCCGCAGAAAAAGTCGCGGCAGGATTGGTCATGCTCACCTACCAAGAACTCTACGCCCTGACCAACAGAGCGACGCACCGCGATGTCATCAACGAACTCCGCGACAAGTTGCAAAAGCAGGGCCTGACGCGGGACCAGGCATTCGACCTCGTGCAGACGGTGCATGGAAGGGGTTTGACCATCAACCTGCCTCGACAGGATATCGACATTCGCGATTGAGTCGATCCACGTTTCTCCCACGATTTTCCCACGCCATTCCCACCAATAGCCTGCAGCAAAACGGCAGTTTCGGAACAACAGCAATGATGTTCCGAGGCTTCACGACATGCACCCCCCGATTTCCCCCGCCGACCTTTCCACTCTGATCGCCGAGGCAGCCGTTGCTGCGCGCCGCCTGCACCGCAAGTTGGTGCTGCCCGCCGCAGATATTGATGATCTGCGGCAAGAGCTGGTGATCGATCTGATCTGCCGTTTGCCCGGCTTCGACTCCCGTCGCGGCAGTATCGGCGCCTTTGCCAATATCGTGTTGCGCAACCAGTCGTCGCGGATCGCGATGCAGCACCATCGCCAGCGCCGTGCGCAAGGCGGGACCGTGCTGTCGCTGGACGCACCCATCGCTGGCGGGACGGAGCCGCTGGCCTGCCTGTTGGCGGAAGCTGACGGTCTGGCCGCCTGGCATGGCCGGGACCTGAGCGCGACCGATGATGCCGATCTCCGCCATGACCTTGCTCGCGTGCTGGGCGATCTGCCCGAAGATGCGCGCACCCTGTGCGCTGCGCTTGGAACCTGCGCAATCGCAGAAATTGTCGGCCGCACCGGCACCTCCCGTTCCGCCCTTTACCGGCACATCGCCCAGTTGCGGCTCGATCTCGCGATGCGCGGGTTCGGGGCGCAGTGGGACGGTTCACGGGCGGCGTGAGTAGAGGACCCTCATGGAGATGTTCGTCATGCCCCCCACCGCTTTCATCCCGGCCAAACTCCGGCCGCTCAGCGATATCGAGTTCTGCGCTTGGCTCGGCCAGGCAGTGCCCGGCGACCAGCTGGAGTACCATCGCGGATTTCTTGGCATCGATACCACCGCCGTGATTTCGACCCTGCCAGAGCCTGAACGCCGCAGGCTTGGGGCGCTGGCCAGTGCTGCCCATCGGGCTTTCGAGGCTGCGCTGGTCCATCTGGTGCAGGTGCGCGTCGGGCCGGACCGCTTCGCCTACCTCGCCATTGCGCGGACCAAGCCACGCCACGCGCCGTTCCCGTTTTCTCAACTCATCGCGACAAAGGAGGCCGCCTGATGCGCGCCGTACTCGCCTGGATCGGGGATCGGCTCCCGCCGTCCCTCTACTTCGCCTTGGCCGGAAAGTCGGCCGAAACATCGACCGAAGATACCGCCATGGCCAAGCTGCCGAGCCGGATCGCACGCCTGCGCCGTGCCTTTCACAGCCTCGACGAACTGCCCGACACGATTTCCGCGCCGTGGCGCGAAGGCAACGAGATCGAACCGCTGCCGATCGAGGTGGCGACCATCGACGATATCGCCTTTGCCGTGGTGGCCGCCAATGCGGATGTCTCGGCCGCGATCCGGCGTTCCTCCGCGCTTGAGCGATTGCACCGCCTTGCCCGCGAAGCGGGAGCAGTCGGGATGGACCGCGCCGTTGATGCGGCGCAGAAGCGGGAGGGTCAGTGATGGCCATTCCGTTCCCCAGCGCTGATGCGGCGGCTGCCCCGCAACTCGCCAATGCTCCCGGTCTCAATGACCTAGACCGCCTGTCCATCGGCGAAATCGCTGCCTTGCCGCCTGGCCTGCTGTTCACCTTGCAAGAAGCCGCTCTTGCGGAAACGGCCCGGGTCAAGCGTCTGCGCGACCGTCTGGAGGCGGGGATCGGCCAGCGCTACGGCGCGGCAACCGAGGCTGAGCGGGCAACGCAAGGAAAGACTTCCGGCACGGTGCGCATCGAGGATGCGGGCGTGGTGGTGATCGCCGACCTGCCGAAGAAGGTATCCTGGGATCAGGACCGGCTGGCCGCCATGGCCGCGCGCATCGCCGCAACCGGCGACGATCCGACCGAATATCTCGAGATCGCCTACCGCGTGTCAGAACGTCGGTTCGGGGCCTGGCCCGAGGCGATGCGGGAAGGTTTCGCGGCCGCCCGCACCGAGACCACCGGCAAACCCGTGTTCCGGCTCGAGACCCGAGACCGGTGACGCGCGGCGGCGGGACGCCCGAGCGGCAACGCCGGGCAGGTTCCCCTTCGGCACCCGGTCACCCCCGCCGCCGCGCCCCTTTCAATCCTCTGGAGAACGTCATGACTTTCCGCATCATCACCGCCGACGAGCGCATCTCCTCGGCCGAGAACAAAACCTCCCTGGCGATCTTCGGCCCGCCCGGTGTGGGCAAGACGACGCTTCTGAAGTCGCTGCCCGCCGACGAAACCGTCTGCCTCGACCTCGAAGCTGGAATGAAGTCGGTGCAAGACTGGCGCGGGGCCTCGATCCCGGTACGCAGCTTCACCGATTTCCGCGATCTGGTGGTGCTGATCGGCGGACCTGATCCGGCGCAGCATCCGCAATCCTGGTACGGCACCGAACGCCATGCGTGGCTGCAAGCCCAGCACCGCGACAGCGGCATCGAAGCCTTCCTCGGTGCGCGCCGCATCGTGTTTGTCGACTCGATCACCGACCTGACCCGGCAGGTCATGGCCTATGCCCGCCAGCAGCCCGAGGCGTTTTCGGACCGGACCGGCAAGCCGGATGTCCGCGGGGCCTATGGTTTGCTGGGGCGCGAGGTGATCCAGGCGCTGAAGCATCTGCAGCATGCGCGCGGCAAGACCGTGATCTTCGTCGGCGTGCTGGAAAAGGTGACCGACGACTTCGGCACCGTCACCTGGCAACCGCAGATGGAGGGCAGCAAGGCCGGGCGGGAATTGCCTGGCATCGTGGACCAGGTGGTGTCGATGCAGCTGTTCGCGCGCGATGCCGAAGGTGGCTGGGTGCTGGACGAGACCGCCACCGAACGCCGCCTCGTCTGCAAATCCGGCAACCCGTGGGGCCTTCCGGCCAAGGACCGCTCCGGACGTCTGGAGATGACCGAACCGCCCGACCTTGGCACGCTGCTCGCCCGCATCGACGGCCGCACCAACGCCCATCCCGCCTTCTCCTCCTGATCCTGAAAGGACACACATCATGAGCTACGATCTGAACGACGCCCAGCCGCAGATGGCCCCCATCGGCGAACTGATCCCTGACGGCACCTTCGCCAAGGTGCGCCTGACCATTCGCCCCGGCGGCGTGAACGGCGCGACCCCGGCGGATGCGGGGCTGCTGAAGGCATCGCAATCCAGCGATGCGCGCATGCTCGATTGCGAATTCACAGTGGTCGATGGCCCCCATGCCCGGCGCAAGTTCTGGCAGAGTTTCACCGTGGCGGGTGGCAAGCTGGACGAGAAAGGGCAGTCCATCGGCTGGAAGATCTCGAAATCCACCTTTCGCGCCATCGTGGACAGCGCCCTTGGCCTTGATCCCAAGGACGAAAGCCCCAGCGCCAAGGCCAAGCGGGTTCTGCCGGGTCTGCGGCATCTCGAAGGCATCATCTTCGCCGCCCGCATCATGGTGGAGCCCGCCTCCAACCCGCAGTACCGCGACCAGAACCGCATCGCCAATGTCGTTCTGCCCGACGAGCCGCAACATGCGGCAATCATGCGCGGAGAAACCATTGCTCCGGAGCCGGTCAACGCCCCGCCGCGCAAGGCCGCGAGCGTCGCGGCGCCGGGTTGGCAAGCCCCGACACCGGCATGGGGTGCGGCGCAACCGTCGCCCGCAGCGCCGAACTGGGGCGCGGCACCGCAGCCCGCCGCCGCACCCGCGCCCGCCTGGGGGACGCAGACTGCCCCCGCAGCCCCGCCCGCACCGCAGGCACCTGCGCTCGCTGCACCGGGGGCACCCGCAATGCCCGCGTGGCTCAATGGCTAAGGCGCGACGGACGCGACGGTCAGGTGGGTCGGCACGATCACCAATCGTCGAACAAGGTGAGGCTGGGCCGGGAGACCGGCCCATGACCCCGGACGAATGGCAAGCGCATGTGACGCGCGCCGCCGCGCTGGAGATCGGAAAATGGCTCGAGGCCCGAGGAAGACTGCACCAACCCATCACAAGCCTCACCCTTGGCGACATCGAGGCCATGGCGGTCAACGCGATCTCGCGCTGGATCGTCCTGCAGTCGGAACGCCTTCAGCGGCAGGATTGGCCGCAAGAGGACCCGATTGCGATGATCTTGCTCGGGTAGCGATCTGCGCGGTCTGCGCGCGTGAAGCCCGCGGCTTCGGCTACGTGCACCGGCTTCAGCACGACCGCTTTCCCTATCACCGCTTCTGCTCGCTCCGCTGCCAGGACGTCGGCAGCGCAATTGCCCAAAGGAACAATGGCATGATCGACAAGACCGCCCGAGAGACCCGTGCGATCCGCGACGCGCGGATGCTTTTCGCCGAAGCCCTGACCGACCTTGGGCTGATGGAGCCCTTCTTTCATCGCACCGCCGCCGACATTGATCGTCTGATCGAGGCGGCCGTGACCGGCTACGTCGACAGCATGCTGGCGCAGGGGGCGATCAAGGAACGCACCGGCACCGCCCATGACGATCCGATTCCGTTCTGAAGGGGCGCGCGATGATTGATCTGAACGACGATACGTCGACCTGCACCTGGAAGGGGCTCTTGGCCGCCGCCACCGAAAATGCCGCCACCGATTTCGAGATCGAATTCTGTGACAGCCTGCGCCAGAAACTCGAACGGTTCGGCGCGCGCTCCCAGCTGACGGACGCCCAGTTTCACAAGCTGACCTGCATCGCGCAGGCCGGTGGGTTCTGGGAGCGCGACAAATGATCGACCTGAACCATGGCTCGGGCTGCCTCTATGACCAAGCCACCCCGCCCGCCACCATCGCGTCAGCCGTTTCGGCCGCCATCGACGCCGCCCTTGTGGCCCGAAACCGCAGCGAACGGCCCCGCACCTATGTCAGTTCCTCAGGTCTTGGCCGCGATTGTCTGCGCCAGATCCAGTATGACTTTCTCGCCGCGCCAAAAGACGAGGGTCAGGAGTTTGCGCCGAAAACCCTGCGCATCTTCGAGGCGGGGCACCGGGGCGAGGACATCGTCGCTGGCTGGCTGCGCATCGCTGGTTTCGATCTGCGCACAGCACGCGCAGATGGGCGGCAGTTCGGGTTCGAGGCGCTTGGCGGCCGGTTCAAGGGCCACATCGATGGTTGCCTCGTCTCCGGCCCGGTTGCCATGGACTATCCCGCACTCTGGGAAAACAAAGCACTTGGGGCATCAAGCTGGAAGGATGTGGTCAAGCGCGGTGTCAGCATCGCCCGCCCGGTTTATGCCGCCCAACTGGCGCTCTATCAGGCCTATCTCGATCTGCCGAAGCCCGCGCTGTTCACGGCGCTGAACCGCGACACGATGGAACTACACGCAGAATTGGTGCCGTTCGATGCGCGGCTGGCGCAGGACATGTCGGACCGCGCCGTCGCGGTGGTGCGGGCATCGGAAGCGAGCGAATGGCTGCCGCGCACGGCGGCTGACCCCACAGCAGTTGTGTGCCGGGGCGGCATGTCGGCGGGCAAATGGCATGCGCCCTGCGCGTGGGCGGGCAAGTGCTGGGGGAATAATCATGAGTGACTTCACTCCCTCGGCCGCGCAAGCCGCCGCCATCGCCGAAGTCCGCGACTGGTTTGAGACACGCACAGATCATCAACAGGTGTTCCGCCTCTTCGGCTTTGCCGGATCAGGCAAAAGCACGGTTCTGAAGTTTGCCCTCGACGACCTCGGCCTTTCACCCCACCGCAGCGCCAAGGACGGCACCTGCGTGCCCGGCGTCGTCACCGCCACCTTCACCGGCAAGGCCGCACTGGTCCTGAACCGGAAGGGCACGCCCGCGCGCACCATCCACAGCCTGATCTATTCGGTGATCGAGTCGACCGAAGAGGAAGTCGCGGCCGTCGCCGCAAAGGTGCAGGAGGCAGAATCTGCCGCCCGCAGGCTCACCGGTTTCGACAGGACGGCGGCCGAGGCAGGAATCGAGGCAATGCGTCAGGCGCTTTCGGCCATGAAACACCCCCGCTTTGCCCTGAACCCGCAGAGCGACGCCGCCGATGCCAGGCTGATCGTGCTGGACGAGGTGTCGATGGTGGGCGAGGAGATGGCGCGCGATCTGATGAGTTTCGGCAAGCCGATCCTGGTGCTGGGTGATCCGGGCCAGTTGCCCCCGATCAATGGCGAAGGTGCTTTCACCCGCGACGCGCCCGACGTGATGCTGACTGAGATCCACCGCCAGGCGGCCGAAAGCGCCATCATCCGGCTGGCCACCATGGCGCGGATGGGTGAACCCATCGGATTCGGGACCTACGACTCTTTCGTGGCAAAGTTGCGCAAAGGCGACATCACCCCGGATCAGGCACTGCGGGGCGGGCAGTTGATCTGCGGTCTGAACGCGACGCGGCTGCAGTTGAACAACGCCATGCGCGCGGCAGCGGGGTTTGGCGGGACATACCTGCCCACCGGCGCGACCGAGAAGATCATTTGCCTGAAGAACCAGAACGACCTCGGGCTGATCAACGGCATGTTCCTGACGTTGGCAGGCATCGTCGACGAAGGCAGTCTCTATTTCTCGGCCATCGTCCATGACGAGGATGGTCGCCGGGTTGGGCCCCTTGATCGCGACGGCCGACCGGGCCGTTTGCGCGTTTACAAGGGCCATTTCGAGGATCATGTCGCCAACGACCCGAAACGTCACGACCGTGACTGGAAGGACAAGCGCCTTCTGACCGAAGCCACCTTCGGCTGGGCGATCACAGCCCACAAAGCGCAGGGCTCGCAATGGGAGAATGTGATCGTCTGGGATGACGGGATGGGCCGTACCGATCTCGACCGCCGCCGCTGGCTTTATACCGCGATCACCCGGGCCGAGCGTGGCCTTGTGCTGCTGGCCTGAAGGGGACGCGATGATCGACCTGAACGATGTCGCCACTTCCAACCCGCGCCATGATCTGGCGGCGGTGCGTGACCGGCTGGCCATCACGGCCAACGAATGGCTACCGCGGTTGTTCCCGGAGGCGCAGCTCGCCCGTGACCGGCGCGCGTTGCGTTGCGCCGATCTTTCCGGCCGGGCCCCGTGCAAGGAGGGATCCTGCACCATCCATCTCGATGGGCCCTATGCCGGCTGGGGTTTCGATTATGCCACCGGCGAGCGTGCGGGCCCGATCGACCTGATCGCACAGGCAACCGGCCTCTCTGACGGAGCACTTTTCGACGAGGCGGCGCGCATCGCGGGCATGGACCACCCGGCACCTCGGTCCGCACCGCGCCCAAAGCCCGATCATTCCGCCGAGATCGCCAGGCTTGTCGCTGGCGCAGTCCCGTTGGCGGGCTCCGTGGGTGAAGACTACCTCCGCGCGCGCGGGCTATCGGATCCTGCCTCGCCGGATCTGATGTTCCATCCTGACCTTGCTGATTTCGAGACCAAGCGTGGCTGGCCGGGGCTGATCGCGCTGGCGCGTTTCGCGAACGGTGATCGTGCGCCCGGCATCCACCGGACATTTTTGCTGGATGACGGCAGCGCCAAGGCCCCTGCGGGCAAGAAGATGCTGGGCTCGGTGGCAGACGCCGCAGTGCGCCTCTATGCCATGCCAGACGACGGCCATCTTGGCGTTGCCGAAAGCATCGAGACAGCGGTTGCAGCGCACGATCTGTTCGGCACGCCGGTCTGGGCGGCCCTTTCGGCCGATGGGCTGGCGCGTTTTCGCTGGCCTGACGGCACGACGCGCATCACCATCTATGCAGATGCGGGCGATGCCGGGCGGCAGGCCGCCGCGACCCTGTCGGACCGGCTGAACAGGGCCGACATTCCGAACGAAATCCTCCTGCCGCTCCACCGCGATGATTTCAACGACGACCTGATGCGCGGAGCCCGCGCCGAGGACTATCGCGCCGGGCAAGACGTCCCTGCGATCAAAGAGATTGCCGGGGCAGAAGGCCTCCATGTCGGTGACAATGCCATTGAGGCTCTCGTCGCTGCCGCCGATGCGCTGACCAATCCGCCCGACATCACAGGCCTCGGCCAGTTGCTTGGCCGCATTGCGCTGGCGAGGCTTGACCCGCTGCCTGCGCGCCAGATCCTGGTGCACATCAAGGTTGCGACCGGCATTCCCATGGCGATTCTGGAAAAGCAGCTTCTTGAACTCGGTCGCCGCGTGAACGCCAGTGGCGATCCAAACGCACGGATCGCAAAGCCGGCTTGGTTCAACCGCCTGCGTCAGGACATGACGGGAACACCCGAACGCAACGAGGCCAATGTCATCATTGCCCTGACCTCAGATGTCGCCTTCGCCGGAGTTCTGGCCTTCGACGACTTCGCGCAGGCAATTGTCGTGCGGCAACCGCTGCCATGGGATGGCGCGACCGGCCCGTTTCCCCGCCCGTGGGAGGATGCGGACGAAGTTCGCACCGCCGAATGGCTGCAGCTGCGCGGCGTCAACGTCGCCCCTATGGTGGTCGGACGCGCCATTGGAGCCGTCGCCCGTGATCATCGCATCCACCCCGTGCGGGACTGGCTGGATCACCTGCGCTGGGATGGCACGCCCCGGATCGAGACGTGGACCAGCACCTATCTCGGGGCCGAACCCACTACCTTCCATCACACTGTTGGCGCGCTGTGGCTGATTTCGGCCGTCGCCCGCATCTTCCGGCCCGGCGTCAAGGCCGACCACATGCTGATCCTTGAAGGCCCGCAGGGTGCGCGCAAATCCACGGCCATCAAGGTGCTGGCGGGCGAGGAATGGTTCACCGACGAACTGCCCGAACTGGGGTCCAAGGACGCGGCGATCCACATGCAGGGCATCTGGATCGTGGAAATCGCAGAACTCGACGCCATAGGCCGCGCAGAAGTGTCCCGCATCAAGGCGTTCCTGACCCGCACCACCGACCGTTTCCGCCCGCCCTATGGCCGCTATACCGTCGAGGTTCCCCGTCAATGCATCTTCGCGGGCACGGTCAACCCCGACACCTATCTGCGCGACGAAACCGGCAACCGCCGCTTCTGGCCGCTCCGCTGTGGTACCATCGACATCGCGGCTCTCGCCTGCGACCGTGACCAGCTCTGGGCCGAAGCCGTCCACCGCTTCCGCGAGGGTGCGATCTGGTGGATCGATGATGCTTCGCTACTGGCAGAAGCCAGAACCGAACAAGAATCCCGGTATCAGGGCGACGCATGGGATGCCCGCATCGATCGCTGGCTCACCCACGACACGCGCAGCGTCAATCGCGGCCACGCGGGGTATGAGGATTGGCAGGAAGAAGAGGTCGAGCGGGTCGATCCGATCCGCGACGTGTCCGTGGGCGAAATTCTCGAAGGGGCCCTTGGAATTGAACTTGCGAAATGGACGAAGATCGATCAGATGCGGGTCGGTGCCTGGCTGAAATCTCGGCATTGGGAGCGGTATCGTCGCCGCACGGGGGAGGCCCGCGAATGGCGCTATCGCAGGCCAGAACGAAAGGACTGACGGAATTGCAGCCAGCCGACGACAGGGGGCATCCGCGAGGGTGCCCCTTTTCGTTTTGCCGCGGCCCCACTTTCCGATCTGTCCCCACCTTGGCGGCGAAGTGGGGACAGAAAAAATCCATCAATATCAATCGTGTCCCCACTGGCCCCACTTGGGCCACCGACTTTCTTTCCTTTCCCATAGGAATGACGAGTCCACGCTATTCCCTCTCTACTTCATGCATCGGAAAGAAAGAGGTGGGACCAGGTGGGGCCAGTGGGGACAGCATTGATTTTGAATGCATTTTTCTGGCCCCACTTTTGACGGAGGTGGGACCAAGTGGGGCCAGCAATCCAAAGCGCCCGCGTTGCGCATTTTTCTTGATTGCGCCCGTCCGCCATGATTCTATCAGCGTGACCAAAGCCGAAGGCCCACTGTCTGTGAGCCTTCAACATGAACCAGACGATCTCCATGCCGGACCTGTGCCCCCAAGCGGGGCCAGTTTCCCGTTCATGCATCCTCGCCCTCGATCTGGGCACTACGACCGGATGGGCCCTGCGCGGCCATGATGGTGTGATCACCAGCGGCACCGCATCCTTCCGCCCTGGCCGCTTCGATGGCGGAGGAATGCGCTATCTGCGCTTCACCAACTGGCTGGGCGAAATCGACCGCCTCTCGGGCCCAATCTCAGCCATCTGGTTTGAAGAGGTGCGGCGGCACGCAGGCACCGATGCGGCTCACATTTATGGCGGACTGATGGCGACACTGACGGCTTTTGCCGAACTGCGAGGCGTGCCGTATCAGGGCGTGCCAGTCGGCACCATCAAACGCCATGCCACTGGCAAGGGGAATGCGCCGAAAGAGGCCATGATCGCGGCGGCCAAGGCCAAAGGGTTTTCGCCCGCCGACGACAACGAGGCCGATGCAATCGCCATCCTGCTGTGGTCCATCGAGACCAATGGGGGCGTCGCATGAGGTGGCATCCCCAAGGCTACGGCGGCCAGCGTCGCGACCCCGATCAGGTCAAGCGCGAGGGCTGGCACGAACAGGGTGTGCTGGCGGTGTCGGTCGAGGATCCCAGGCTCACTTGGCCGGAACGCGAACTGGTCCGCCAACTGGGCGACAAGCTTTATGGCCAACGCGCCGACAGCCGGGAGGCCGCCAATGGGTGACTGGACGCCAGCCACGGTCGACGCGCGGCTTGAAAGCGCCGCCGACGTGTTCCGTATGCTGCCCGAGGTCAAGCCGCAGAGCTACTTCAACGCCTGGCCCGAATACTTCCACAGTTTCGCAGACAAGGTCGGCCAACAGCCTCAGATGCGGCGGCCAAGGCCCAGCCCGCGCGAGATCACCCAAGCCGAGAAGACGTTGCTTTGGCTGCGATGGCTGGCTCCCGAGGATGCCCGGCTCCTATGGCTGCGGGCCAACCGAACACCTTGGAAGCCGATCTGCTGGGAACTCGGCATCAGCCGTGCAACGGCGAACCGACGTTGGCAGTACGGCATCGCCGTCATCGTTTGGCGGCTGAACGGAAAGCGAGTGCCAGGGAAACGGTCCATGGAGTTCGTTGTGGATCGAGCCGGTCAATAG